CTGGGCTCATAAGACTGATTTAGCGTTAGCTGTCCTCAATAGAGTCGCAGATTTCTACATTTACCAGGAGAACGATATGGTTCTTCTTTGGGAGAATTTCAGGTATTGGGTTCGCTGGAAGCCGCGCCTCGCTCAGTTGGGTTTAGAGCCTGGTTTTGTTCGATACGAGTTATTCGAAAATAAGAAGATTGCTTTTGATAACTATTATCCGTATTCTTTGTCGCGGGAGACACCTAACATCTGGGGACATATTGGATTCACAGTCCCTAAGCTTTTAGTTGTTGATCGCGAAGTTAACTTTTTTGTTCAGCTGGCTAATCCATATTACGGAGCGATGATCCTCGATCAAGCTGATGCCGAGGCTTATATTCGTTCAGATAGTTGCGATCCGGGGAAAAGTTACGCCAAAGTCGGAATCCGAAACTGGCCTATCGCGGATCGTAGTTCACTCGGGCTGACGTTCGAGAATGTCCCTTCAGGATACGAACACAGACGTTGTGTTCCCATGCGGAAAGAAAACGGAGTGTATAGATTGCACCCCAATGGCCTTATTCGTCACGACGATCTCAAATATTCTCCAAAGTTAAAAGAACTTCATGGAAGTTTGTTAGACTGTGATCATCTAATAAGTCTGGTTTAAAGTGGCTGGCGGAGGCGCTGCCTTTGTAACCGTCGGATACCAGCTCCAAGGAAGAATCTTGTATCAGACGCTCGGCAGAGGCGATGCGTATAGACTTCGAAAGTTTATCGAATCCCACGATGGAACGATTTTTTGGTTCAATCCTGCCTGAAGATGATGCCGTACATCATCCAAAGCACTATACGCAGGGTGACATTGAGTGTATCGATGCTTTGCGGGCCGCCTTAGGTGTTGAAGGTTTTAAGGCATATTGTCGAGGAGCCTGCCTTAAGTACCTGTGGCGCACAGAACATAAAAACGGAGTTCAAGATCTTCAAAAATGCGCGTGGTATTTAGATCGATTGATAGAAGAAGCTATTAAATACCCTAAACTACCTTAAGCACTCGGATCCGTATGGACGTTCGCGCTTTTGGTTCGTATTACGGTCAATCTGCTTCGCTACCGTACGCAAGCGGATTTATGGTTAATGCCTCCGGCACTAATACTAATTTTGCAGCTTGCAGAGGTATTTTTATTGAAAGTGCGTCTAAAAACACGGATAAAACCTTAGTGGTTACGCTTACGGATTCTCCTGGAACCCCTATAACTTTTAAACACATCCGAGAAGATACACATTTACCGATATCGATTACGTCTATTAGTGGTATCAGCACTGTTGACTACGTTTACGTGCTGTACTGATGGCCGACATCGCTAAGAAAAAAGATCCCGCTAAGTGGGCTCGGGCTAAAGCCAAGGCTCGGGCAAAACTTGGTGGACATAGTGCTCGCGCAATGCAGCTTGCGACTAAGTACTATAAAGATGCGGGCGGACGTTACGAAGGTTCTAAATCTTCGTCTAATCGACTTTCTCGTTGGGGAAAGGAAGATTGGCAAACTCGTGAAGAGTACGAAAAGGAGTCTAAGTAATGGCCTCAAGCTACAGCAGCTCGGACTTAGCTAAGCTTTTTTCTGGCGGTAAAGATAGTTTCCGAGAAGACGTTCTCGATGAAGCAACTTCAGAGAAACTGCTAGATCAACTTTACGCAGATACTTCCGACAGTAGTCGTTTGAATCTGTGGAATCGCCTTTTAGACGCCACGAAAGATGACTTGTTGAAAGCTGCTTCAGCCTCTAGGCTGACTGTTTCGCCCACTCAGGCCGCTGGTTCTTACCTGTAATGGCAGATCTAGCTCGCGAAGGAGGGCGAACTGAACGTTACTTACCTAGAGCCGCCTGGGCTTCGTTATCTCCTTCGGAGCGACGAGAGACTGATGACATCAAGAAGCGCGCCACACGTGGCGATAAACCTGTAAATACTCAGGTTCCTAACACCGCCAAAGCTCGCGAAGCTCGACGCCGTGCATCTGAGTATATTAGGAAGAAGACCTCCTGAAGAAATGCGTACGCCTTTCGGTCAAGCTGCGAATTTTTTTGGTCGTGCGTACGCTGATCAAGAAGAAGCTGCGTATATGCAGGACACAGACGACAGTCGTTTCGATATGTCTCCTGAGTCCGATCTGAGAATACAGAACCCGAACGTTGGTTCTGTACCTCCTTCTTTAACTAAGCGTTATTCGGGCGAAAACTATGTCAATAATTATGTTCGCGGTATGAAAGAGTCCTTGTTAGAAACTGCCCGCGAGAAACGCAGACCTACAAATGGAGACGTAGCCCTTCGCGCTTCTGGCGGAATCAATACCGCAGTTAAGCGCTAATATGCTGACAGCTTTTAGGCTGCCATGCTTTTCGATTGTTTTTTGTATTTTGACGAAAAAGAACTCCTTGAGCTGCGCATAGAACTTCTAAAAGATATTGTAGACGGTTTTATTATTACAGACGGTAACCGCACGTTTAAAGGCGATCCGAAGCCTTTTACGTGTGTAGATACGATCCGACAACTCGGTTTGCCTGAGGAAAAGATTCAAGTTCTGCACGTAGAACTGCCCACTCCGGAGGACATTCCCAATCCGTGGGCTCGGGAGTACGCCCAACGGGATGCCCTCGGGGTCGGGATGCGGATGACGCCTCCTGACTCCGTTTTCTTCTTTAGCGATGTTGATGAAATTCCAAAACCCGAAGCTTTGCTTGAGGCTGTCGACCTAGCCAAGAAAGATCCTGCACGCTGCGTGCGACTTTCGATGCCTATGTTTTACGGTCGTGCTGATCTCCGAGTAGTTAATCCGGAAGGTAATCCAAATGAAGCTCCGAATAATTGGACATGCGGAACAGTAGTGTTATACGAACACCTGGATCAAACTCCCTCACAAATTCGTCGAAACCCCAATGACCTCGTGATTGGTGATTGCGATGCCGGGTGGCATTTTAGTTGGATGGGAGACGCGGCTCGCATGAAACGAAAAATCGCTTCATTCTCTCATTGTTATGATGTTATACCTAATGCGGTAGCTCCTGCTGATAGTCAGGAAATGCTTGATTTTATCGACTCGTATCGGGCAGCGGCCGGCGCCACAGATCCCCTGGGTCGTACGGACCATATTTTGGAACCTTATCCGCACGAACTTTTACCGGAAAAATTGTTTAAACTTGAGAGAGTTAAGCAGTATTTGTTGCCGTGACTTCCGAGGTGCCGTCCGCTCAAACTGCGACTACTGAGACGGTCGAAACTCGTATTCCCGGCATGCGTCAACGTTTTGCGGGGTTAGGTTTAAAGGGAGCCATCCGACAGGCGGGAACGACTCTCACTAAACGCGAGGCGAAGACGATTGCAAAACAAAGCAATAAATCTGTCGCCGAGGTTATGAGTGGCGCCGCTAACCAAGGTGTCGCTCTCGGTTCCAATCTTGTTAATCAGTTCAATCGCGGGAAGTTGGGACCTAACTTCACAAATTCCCAGTATTTACTGGGCGGGATGTTTAGGTCTCCGGCAACCACGGGGGTTGCTAAAGCTCTTCAGAATCTGCAGCCTTTGCAGGGCGTTAGTATGCCTGCAGGTAGTGTGTACGCAGGAAGCACTGGTGTTACAAAAGACGGGCAGACCACGTTCAACCCCGTGGTTCTTCCGAAAGCTGTTTTAAAAGGAGCGATGATGAATATATCCGGGAATTTGGGGTACAGTGCGCCTACCCAAAGCGGAACTGCTGGTGAAGCCGCGGCTGCACCCACTTCGACCACTCCATCTGAGCCAGCTCGGGCCAAAAGGACCACGGCTAAGCAAAAGGCTAAGAAAATGATCGAGAAGCGGAAGGCCAAGCGATCAACTAAGTGAAGATGGTGATACTTAGTTTCTACCGTACTTAAAGTTTCATAGGATTTGTAAACGACATGGCAGCCGATACTCTGGGCGTTCGTCAGCGGTTCACTGAGATCCTAGAAGCCTCTAGGACTCAAGACCGCTCGCGCCAGGCTGCCACAATGGTCGTTCTGGGTCATATTCAGCAGATGACACTGCTGATGATTAAAAAGGGTTTGTTTTTTTACTGTGAACAGGATACTTATCGCGCACGAACTCAATTCCTTCAAGATCTTATCGATCTAAATAAGTTAGATATTCGGTTTCCGGCGATCATTCGTAATTTTTTGATCGACGGCTGTGGGCTGTTTTATTTCCGACCAGATCCCAAACTTAAATACCAGATTTATTTCTTCACTAAGGATCAATATAGGGTATATCATGACATTAACGGTAATATAGAAGAAGTTGTAATTATTTACAGCTACAAGGTTCGTAACACAACCTTAGGACTACCTTCAGATAGTTATGGAATGAACGAACGTTATGTTCGTATCTCCATTACTAACGATCGTATTGATGAGTTTGAAGCTAACACGGAACTTAGCTTTGAGCTCGAACCCGGAGCTATTCTCACTCCTAAAAATAGTCGGCCTAATACATTAGGGTTTATTCCTGCTGTTGAAGTCTTAAATAAACCGAACAGTAGCGGAACAGAGGGCGAAGGCGAATTTGAGCCTTTCATGGAGCAAATTGTGCTCCATGACCAGATGATGCGGAACATTGCCAAGAACATTGAGTTCTTTGGCAATCCGACGCTTATTAGTTCTCGCCCACGTAGTGATCTGGTCGAGGCTGCGGACGAGGGTCGCACATTCCGACCGACCATTAGTAGTCAAAGCGGTTTTGCTGGTCGCGACACACCCTCAACTCGTGTGTCGGAGCCCTTTGGTTCTGGTTCGACCTTAGGCGGTCTGAAAGTTCCTCGCGTTATCGCAAATATTGAACCGAACGACCGTGTGGGCTATATGACGCCCGACCCGGTTAATGGCGACATGAACCGTTACGCGTTGTTGCTTCGCGAAGAGATCCGCACGGCCCTCGGCGGTGTTGACGAAATCTCTATTTCAGCTGGAGCCACTGCGACAGAAATTAAAGGTCTGATGGGTCGCGCTCAAGCGACTGCCTTGCGGAAGAACAAGAGCTTCCTCAATTACGGCTTCTGTCGTTTGTTAGAGATGATCCTATATCATCAGGAGCAGGTATTCCGGGAGAGTTTCATTGCCGTAATGGGAATGAAGGCACCTAAGCCGCCTAAAGAACAAACCGCTGAAACTGTTGAGAAATATCAAACTTCTCAAAGCAGATTCGAGGCAAAAGTTGACGCAGAAATTAAAAACGCTTTAGAAACCAACAAGGTTCCTGCGGGGGTTTACGGTTTACCTCCAGACGGAAATCGTGATGTTACTTATCGGTTCCAGGGTGACGTTTATGAAGATACAGCTTACGACATTAACCAGAAGTCAATTGTCGTACGAAATCTTCAAGAACTCGGCGTTGACAGCGTCGAAGCTCTGAAATATCTATTCCCCGATAAAACAGATGCTGAACGTGGTGAAATGCTGAAGGGATTCCCCTTCCGCATGATTCAACAAACGCAAGGCGCATTCCAGCAATTTTTAGTATTATTAAGTCAGATGTTGCAGACGCCACATCCCCTTGCGCCGAACCAACCCTTAGCGGCTGACCCTCGGCTAAACCTGACCGGCCTGTTATACAGGACGTTCGATCACCTTGCGCAAGAACTGACTTACTCGGGCAGCTATGAGCCAGCAGATCCCAGCTTCGATCCCGAGCCCGGTCTCCCCGGCGGTA